CACCAAGACTCACCAGGCAGATCACGGTCGATAGCTTCGCGATTCTTGCGCCAATCGTTTTCAAGGTTTTGTGTCCGCTTTTCTTTCCAACCTGGAATGATGCGAAACACTGCTGCGATGATCTCAAGGATTGCACGCAGCACAAAAGATTATTTAATATTCAGTCCGACTGTCTTGAGGAAGTTTACGATCTTTTCCAAGATCGAATCATCCGCTGGGGTCGGTGTGAGTTTAACAATGATGCGAGCTGCGAGAACGATGCCACCAACAGCGGCTACGATCTCTTGCCAATTTGAAGTAATCCAATTCCAAATATTCATAGTGTTTATCCTCCTGCGTCAAATCCAGCCATTACGGGGTCATGCAACTCCATCATGGCTTGAAGTGATTTCCAAGTTGGACGTTCCACGGGGAAAGTCAAGTCCCACTTGACATTACCACTAGAAAGGCATAACGCCAACGCATCGGCTCTGTCGGGTGAGGCTATGCCTCTGGCACGCATCGAGTCCTTAGACTCCACGCCAAGCTTGCCCTTGCTGTTGGTGATCGTGCGCCTGCAAGTTAACTGCGCTGTTAGATCCTCATCCTCTGGCAATATAATCTCAGCATCCTCAATCTTCTTGGCCATGCCAAACCACATCTCAGCAGACCGATTGGTGTACGCATCGTTGTCGTAGGCCGCAGAGCCAAAGTTAACTCGGTTGACCTCCCAGCCAGCTTCAGCCAGTGCGTCGCACATCACCATGCCTAGCCCGCTTGCGTCAGCGTAGATGTTGCTGGCCTCTAACCCAGCCTTCTTAAACTCGACTATAAATCTACCCACAGCAGACATCGTATCCCTTTCACGCCATGCGATCATTGGCAGGATCTTGTTGCCGTCACTTATGCAAAGCACGTTCTGATCCCCGCCCGCAGCAAAGTCTACGCCTGCCATGCGTGTACCTGGCTTAAATCGTGGCGGCGTGTTGTGGCAGTTTTGTAGCTGGGTAAGGCTGATAACCAAGCTTTCTGCGCCTATGTCAACAAACTCGCCGTAGATCATGGATCGGGTCAGCGGGTGCTTCTCGCCGTAACGCTGGGTTACTTCCTCAATCTGGGCTGGCGTGATGTGGGGGCAGTCAAAGGCTGTGACAGCGTGCTTTGACCACATACTGGCTTCCTTGGTGAATGCTCGATAGAACGCGCCACTAGAGCCGCCTGGGCTGGATGCGATTAGCAGGCGGGTTGGCTGACATCGGCTGATGGCCTCAAACAGGGGGTCGGCTACGGTCTTGGCTTCGTCAACCACCATCAGCAATGGATGGCATTCGTGATCCTCAGCGTGCCAGCCTTCAGCACGCCCTGGGTCAGTCGCTGAATAGCCGATAATGCGTGATGTGTTGCCGTTGGGGTGGAGGTAGCGGATCTCGCCAGATGTCACCTCCCACGCGCCACCAAGCTTGGCAATGTGATTGCGCAGGCTAGGCCAGAGTTGGCTTTCGACTTGGCGGAATACGCCCGCTGTGGTTACGGCAATAGAACGCTGGTAAACGAGCGCGTGCCATATCAAAATAGCCGAAATGACGGTGCTGGTCTTGCCAGAGCCGTTGGCTGCACGCAGGGCTACGCGACAGTCCTTAGCCTCTAAATCACGCAGTACCTTGCGTTGCCAGTCATAAAGATTGATGCCAAGGACGTTAGATGCGAATGCGGCTGGTTTGGCAAGGTCTTCTAGTATCTCTTCTTGACTGCGTTTTGGAGGCTTTGGCATAGGTGATGTTTAAGACCTCTTTTTGTTTTGAGCCACAATAATTTGGGGGGGTATATGCGTATTAAACGGGGGCTGGGGGGCTGGCAGGGGGCGTGGTGGTAGGTGGATACTTGGCGAGGGATTCTGCTCTAGGTTTGCGAAGTTTCATTCGCTTGTGACGAGGCTTAGGAGTTTTTGGTAGTGCATCTTGTTGTTGCTCAACAACGTTGCTCTTGTTGATACAATACTTATTATTCGACAAATGGTTTTCTGGTTTGGTAGCAACTGGTTGAATATCAATGTAGTTATGACTGCTTTCAATTTGTCGCTTTTCAGGACTCGCTGTGATTTGCTTCCTACCCCTTATCCCCGCCAGCAACTGCGCAAGATTCCCGCCTAGGTTATGGGTATGATCTTGCGTAACTTGCAGGCGGGCAGAGGGTTGTGCATAGCCGTGGGTTCGCTCTAAAATCCATGCACGCGCCTGCCAACTCTTTTCCCCTGCTAGTTCCACGCTGCGAAGCAGTCCCATCTCATGTTCACGCCTAGCCTTTTTTATCAGCCGACCAAAGTCTTGACGCTTAGTCACCCATCCTTGCGCCGTACCTGGATTGATCCCCACATACTCTGCTGCCCGTTCAAGCGTGAATCCAGAGCGTACCGCATCTATTATCTTCGCGCCTAGTTTTTCATCATACTGCGTCGGCCTACCATTCTTTGCCTTTTCGATAGGCAGTTCAATCGGCGCGGATGGAGTCCCGCATTGTGCATCCATAAGTTTTACTTCTACCACACTTTGACTGAAATAAAAACTATTGACCTATGCAAGCGGATGGCATAGGTTGCCACTTGTCGAGGGAGAATCCGCTAGGAACTCCCAAGGCATAAAAGAAAATAAGGAGACACACCATGACAACAGCAACGATAGAAAACGACACAAGGAAAGAAAAGGCAGAAGCACGAAAAGCAATCCGTGAGGCGGTTAAGTTTCAGAATAGGGTTGAGGAAGTAAAGGCACAGCCAAGGCTAGAATCCCTCACCATCACAATCGAGTGGAAGAAAAGCAGAATGTGGGGGATGAATCCTCACGCTACTGGTGAGGCGAGAACTACGGATGGAATGAGATTAGTTGGCACGGCAACGGCAAGCGGTTGCGGATATTGCAAACGCTCTACCGTCATCGCTGACCTGTTCAACCAATTCCTACGGCGCAAGCTGTACGATTCCGAAGTATTGGCACGGATCGCAATCAAAAAACCCTATGGAATGTCATTCCCAAAAGACGGCCAAAAATGGCTAGCTTGTTTTGATGGTGGGATTGGCGAAGGCTGCTATCGCCAAATATCGGAAGCAATCGGCGGGACTTGGGAATGCGTGGCGCACACAGACAGCGTTGAGGTTTACCAATACAAGGAAATCAAAAAATGACATCCTACGCCGTCTACAACTCATGCGGTCAATTCTTCGCGAGGTTCACTTCCTACGCTCGCGCCCTACGTTGGGCGCAGCGGGAGGGAATGGAATGGAGCGCGATAATAAGAAAAGAAAGAGAGACACTATGACAATAACTCAAAGGAATGCAATTAAGTGCGCTTATCTTGACCTGATAGGCTCAAAACAAGCAAAAGAGCAATGCGATATTCATGCACACGATTGGAATGCACACGAGTCCACGATTGAGGAACTTGAGCAAGCCTTTAAGTTTCTAGTTGGGGAAAGTGAGTTGAGATGAACTGCCCGCAAGTTTACGCGCTAGGGCTACTCCACGGCGGACTCCTATTGGGATTCGTCTGGCTAGTCTGGCCGAAACGGAAATAGTTTTCCCTCGTCTCTCCTCGTCACTGAGGGGAGGAGAGGTCAAACCCTATCGGGATGGCCTAACAAACAGAAAAGAAAGGAACACGGAATATATGAAGAAGAAAGAGCAAGTTGGAAAAAGAAAATATAAGGTTGAGTATAAACAAACGGAGACATTTATTGTGGATGTCTATGCAAAAAGCGAAGAACAAGCCAAGGAACTAGCATCAAAAAGATTTGACGCTGGCGATTGTCACGAGGTCGGAGATTGCGAGGTTGAATTGAGTTGCGTTTATGATGTCACCAATACTGACGATCCGTTTTATCCTCAACAAAGATAAGGCGCAAAAATATGTATACACTTGAAATGCTGAGAGGAAAAGAATACTTGGGAAAATATGATTACTCAAACTCATGGTGCGAAGAATCAGACAAAATCCCAAGCGTGAAAGAGGCAGACAAAATGATGAAAGCCGAGCTGGACTATCGGGAGTCACCAAACTTGCGGGACGTTGTTCTGAATGTTTGGATGGCTGATGGTGATGAGTGGAGATCCAGAAAAGTGAAAAGCTTTTGCAAGTTTGTTGAAGATCCAAAAGCAACTTACGCAACAAGCTAAAGTCTCTCCTCGTTTCCCCTCGTCAATGAGGGGAACGGAGGATGGATTTGGGCTTTCGCCTGGACATCCTAACAAACGGCAGCGCAGCGATGCGCGAATGAAAGAAAGAAAAGAGGATATGAAAATGAAAGTTAAAGTATTGAAAGATGAGTATTGGAAAGATTGTGTCTCTATTTTTGGACATATAAAAGGAATTGGGCAGTGGATTCCTTATGGCTTAGTTGACGGCGCGGAACTTGTGCCAAGTAGTAGGACGGATGGATTGGAAAACATTATCTTAACGAACGGGATGAGGGCTAGGGTTCAAAGTATTGATCTTGAATACTAGGATCACGGCGCACTCAGTTCGCGCTTGCCTATAAACGGCAGCGCAGGCATTCCGTCTTTACAAACGGCAGCACAGCCTATAAGGACAACATAAAAATATGACAGAAGAAGAAATTATTAAGGCTTACCTTTCGCGACTAGGTAAGAAAGGCGGGAGCGTCAAAGGATCTTGCAAGGCTCGCAAGCTTTCGCGGGAGCATTATGCCAAGGTTGGCAAGTCTCAGCGGGAGCGTTGGGATAAGTTTCGGCGGGAGCGTCAAACGGTAGCGTAGGCATCCAAACGGTAGCGTAGCCTTTCGCGGGAGCGATAGCCCTATAATGGGTGTGTAGAATAGCCCTATAAGGGGCGTATAAACGGCAGTCTAGCGTCCGATTCGGCAACAGCAGGCTTTGTTTCCTAGCTCCTCAACCCTAAATTTGACCACTGGAAGGTCTGGAGCATCAGATCGTGCTGCAAGACGCTTTCTAGGGGCATCCTTGAGCGATTGCGTGGCATTGTGGCGTGTTTTTTTGGCTACCTTTGGCATATTACCAGTTCTTGCACGACCAGTACCGTGCTGTTAGCTTGCTGGGAGGGTTGCTGTCACACCCGTGCCTAGCTCTGAAGCTACGCCTGCGGGCTGGATTGCTCTTTTTGATGGTCATCTTGGGATCGCCATAGCGGATTGTCTTGCTCTCACCACCCTTGCAAGCCCTGACTACGAACTTTTTTGGTCCTCCAGGGGTGCGCCTTGGGCTGTTACATGGTAAATCTTGTGTACTCATTGGTCATCTACCTCATCAGTGTCAAAGTCATCAGGAATCGAGTCCTGAAGCGATTGTAGTGCCTTCTGGTGGCTCTCAAAGAAGCCCGACAGCCTCTTCACTTGCTCTGTCAGCCCATTCCACTGTGCCTCGAACACCTCAAAGGAGCAGTTGGCATTCATGTCGTCTACTAACTGGCCTAGCAGCCTCAGTACGCCGTGTAGCTGGGCATTCTCTCGCTGAAGTAGGCCGATAAACTTATGGCTCGCCTTCAGTTGCTCCCGATCACTCTGCAAAACCGCCTTTTTTAGCCTTCATCATCCGCCAAGTGCGGGGGCTGATGGTGCTTTTAGATTTAGGACGGCTAGTGCCAGCCTTACGGCGGGCGTTAATGTTGGCGTATAAACCTGGTTTCGATTTGTTCATTTCACGATTGTACCACATCCCCCACCTGATAACCAACTTCGTTCTTTGGCAGGTGTGAGGATGCCTGAGCCAGCCCAAACCCAGCCCAACCCAGCCCAGCTTTCGTTCTTTGTTCTGATTACCCGAACACGCTACGGAAAGAACGTAGTGGTATGGGGGGAGGACGGACTAAGGAGTCCTTCCCCCTACTTTCCTTCGCGTAATTTAATTTATATATATATAAGGGTCTGACTGCTCTATAAATGATAGTAACTTGAAAGTAGATTAGAAAGTAGTCTGATTGGCAGTATATAAGCCATTGTCAGACAGTATCTTCTTGGCCTTGTGAAGGCGTTTAAGATAGCGATAAAAGGTAGATTCTGATACTTCCAGTTTTTCGATGATATGGCGGCATAAATCACCAGCCTGCCACTCCTTTGAACCCATCTCGGTTAGGAACTTTTTATCGTCAACCGCCTTGTGTGCGCCTGGCTTCTTTAGCTTGTCTGGATTGAGGTTAAAGTTCTGGCGGAACAGCGGGTAAGACCACTGAACAACGAAGGCATCCATTGGGCTAAAGTTGCGCAGCGTGACCTCGCAAGTAAAGGTGCGCTCATCCTCCTCATGCGGTGTCAAGACCACCAAGCTGTCTGGGTTGCGGGCGAATACACCGCTACCACTAAACCTATCAATCGACTCCGACCCACTCTTGTTACCCTTGCTGAAGTGATGCGAGAGGATGATTGACAGATTGTGGCGTGTCGCTAGGTACTCAAACTCATTCATAAGACTTGACATATCGCCTGCGCTGTTCTCATCTCTCTCTCCCATGAGCATATAGTTTGGGTCTAGGATGATGGCTTGGTATCCCTTGCCTTCAATCTGCTTCTCGATCATGGGGCGGATGAGAGTTAAGTCGGCAGCGTGGCCTCTCAGCGTCCATGTATCAAAGTCATCGGCCTTGTCTTCCAGTCCTTTCGCCTTGACAACATCAGCTAACCGATTGCGAAAGCTCCACTCTTGGATCTCAAAGTTAATAAACAACACCCGCGACATCTTGCACTGTTGCCCCCACCAAGGCACGCCAGCGTGTAGCGATAGGGCTAGATCAATTAAGCTCCAACTCTTGAAAGCCTTACTTCCTCCGCCCAGCAACATCTTCCCGCCTCTGTGCAGCATTCCCTCAATTAGCGTCTCTGGTGCGGGTAAGTCTTCCTTAATAAGTTGTGCATAAGATTTAATCGGTGGCCACTCATCGGTCTTGGGTTTGATACCAAGTGCTACGGCTGGTTCAATCATTTTCCTCCTTTGCAAAACCAAAGTAGGCTTTGCATCTTGTCGTTTCTTTTTGCCCCAGGAATCCTAACGGGTTGGCTGGGTTTGAATGTTGCAGGATCGCATCCTAAAGGAATAAGAAAAGCTTTTAACTGATCCACCCATTCATTCTTTGGTGGCATCTCAAACCAACCATGCAAGCTCTTTCCTCCAGTATCCACAACAGCGTGTAGTTTCATGCTGAATAAATCGCGCATCAGTTGGAACACCGCGCCCATCTCTGGCTTGGTTAACACATCGGACTCGACAACAAGGAACACCCTGTGCTCAACCGTGTCATTGGATCGGCTAACCGTATCCAGCTTGTAAGTCGCGCCAGTTGTGTACTGCCCGATTGGCTCGTCTAACTTCTTCCAATCCCAAGCTGACCTAAAGTTCTGCGGGTGTCTTCCGCTGTCCTTGACATCGCCGATCCAGATATTGTCAGCGACATTAAACATCGAGAGGAACAACTGATAGTCCTGCGCTGGATCGCCTAGCTTTACAGGACTCTCCTCGTACATATCGGCTGGGTCCCAATTGTAGTGGGTCAGGTATCGTTGCTTGTTTGACTCAGCAATCGTCTTGATCCTATCCAACACCTCAAAGTGCGGATCTTTCTTAATGACCAGCTTCGGTACGGCTGTACCGCCAGACATAATGTTTACTGGCTTGTAAAGGACATCGCTGGATATAGCTCGGCGCAACTTGCGGTTAGCCTCGTCACGATACGGCGTGCAACTGGTATGCCAGCAAAAGATAGTCGGCGCGCCATCTACGAACACAGTTGTATCTCTAATGCGAGTATGGCTGGTGTGTGCAGCCTCACCTGGACACTTACACAGTCCGTGATTCTCGGACTGCCAATCCACTTGGCCTACGATCTCTTCAGCCTGCCGTTGTGCTGGGGTCATTTCCAGAACCTATGGTTTAAGGCATTTTCTAATGCGCACCAAATTGTGGGAGGACAACAATTATATTTCTTGTGTTCCGTTTGATTGTTTCTGTTATCCTCACAACAGTCCAAACGGGCTGATCGGCCATTAAATTCAAAACCATAACATCCGCATTGTACACATTGGCAGAACAAAAAGCCGTAATCACTTCCAAAAGGTCCATGCAAACCATACTTTTCCCATGCTATTGATCCATCACCACTACACAAATCATCTCGATAGTTCCTTAATGAACCTAGAACAGCAATTGCCTTGTGTTCGCTAAAGGCATCAATCTTACTTTTATCATATTCTGATATAATAATATCATCCGAAGATGGCTTAATTTCTAAATATAAATTCTTGTCAAAAACTGTTTGTTTTTGTATAAAGAAATCTGGCAAGTATCTTATTGTTTCATCTCCAATCTTAATTTCATAACCCTCTGACTCGTACTCAAATTCAATACCAAGACAACCTAAAAATATGCCCCACCTAGCCTCGTTCCTTGACCTGTACTTAACCCCATTAAATTCGGTTTCTATTGCTTTTATTGTACTCATATTAAAATTCAAACTGGCTCTGATTCAAGAGGAGAACACACTGAGGAATATCCCGCCGTGGGATCTCCCCACAGACCACAACGCCAGTTAGTTATTTGCTTTCTTTAACTTCCTCCAACTCTGCTGCCTTCTCCCTCAACTTGCAATAGGTATGATTTTTTAATTGTTCATCCAGTAAATATTTTATAAAATGCACACACTGCCTTTCTTGAATTGTTGAAAACAAATTCCTACCAATTTTAATTTCCACATTTATTCCTTCCTTTAAGCTCCTGACCGTTATCCCCATCTTCGCGCTCATTTGCCAGCATCCAACTCCATCGCTTTCTTGCTGGCCTCAACAATATCCTGCGCTGTTATATTGCGTAGAGCATTGCACCAGTATTGCGTTTTTGGGGTGCGATTACTCGCATCCTTACACTTGGCCTGTGGCAAGCCAGCGTGCGGTCGGCAAGGTGCGTGTGGGCAAGTATCGGGCTTGAATACCGATACGTTCTTACTATAGTAAGTCATTCTGTCTTCTGGGGAATACGAACCCCACAACGACACACACGGAGTATCCAACCCAGCAGCCATGTGGTTGACACTGCTATCTGGCGCGACAACAAAGTCAGCCCCACTAATAATCGGAAACAGCGAGCGCACGGTCTTGGTGCAGTTAAATAAGTCAATCACTCGCGGATGATCCACCTTAAAGTTGTTTGAGTTATCCAGCCCAATAATAATGGCGTGATGTTTGGGGTAGGCCTCCAGCAACGCCAGCACCGCCTCCTGCCCCATCGTTGGCGGGTAGGTGCGGGTAGGACCAGAACTGCTAACGTGGTAGGCAAAGAATGGACTAGGCATCGGCCACTTGCCCATCGCCTTTAGCTCTTCGTGGTCTGGCTCGATTAAATGCAGAACTGGCTTGCAATACTTCGCCATCTTCTTCTCATCCCACACACCCATCCACTCGTAGATCCGCTGGTAGCAGTTGCCAGGACCAGTGCCTAGCTTGGTGTTGCCAACCTGACCGCTGAACAAATCATCCGTAGGCAAGTGCGCGTCAAACGAATCCCATGCCTCCAGCGATGCGGGCAACGGCCACAGCTTTGCACCCAGCCCAGCGTAGAGAGGAAGGTTGCGGGCAGGGGCGTACACTTCCACAACCCCACCCGACTCCTGCACCAAGTAGTTAACGAAAGCAGTGGCGATGATCGCATCACCAATTGCCCCAGCGCGGTAGACGGCTGTTGCACCACCAGCAGCGCGCCCCTTGTAGTAAGGCTTGATCTTGTGCGGGCAAGGGATTGAATCGTCCCAGGTTGGTCCAGTTAGCTCATCGGGCAGCATGTAAGTTGTGCGCGGGTAGAGCATATTGTCATCGACTTTGTGAATTGAGTTTGAGTTATTTGTCCAGAGTTTCATTTGGTGTTCCTTTCTATTGTTTCGTTATACCGCGTCAATCCTTTTTCTTCCTCTAATATCTCCTTCGCTATCAAAGCCGCTGCATCGACCATCGTTATGATCTGGATTAAATCAATAGCATGGCCATGAGAAACGCGATCCCTCTCTATGGCCAACTTATCGCGTGCGACGAGAAGCATATCGCGTGACCACTTGAGCCTATCTTTAGACTCGACCCGCATTACGAACCTGACCGCATCCGAAACTTGCGTGGCTTACTCTTGCCCGCTGCCGACAGGGCAATGGCAATCATCTGCTCGCGTGATCGCGGCTTACCGCCTGCTCCACGCTCGCTACCCTTCTTGCGGTTATCTGCTGCTAGTTCACTCATGTTCTTACTTACGTTCTTACCTAATGGCATTGTTTGTTCTCCTTTTGTTTCACAAAGCTACCAGCTAGGAGGTCTAACACCCAGCCGTGTCCGTGAAATTTGTCGTAAAGCATTTGATTCATAATCCACGCTAGGGGTGAGACGTTTGATTCAAGCAACCGCCCAGGCTGGCAAGCGTTCTTGTCCAGCATCTCGGCCAGCGCATTCACCTCCAGCCGTGCGTATTTGTAAATTGACTTCATGCTGTCTCCTCACCAACCACATCATCCCATGTGGCCTCTTCCCCATTCCAAACCTGCGATTGCGTTCTCAACCACTTAGGCTTTTCGGATTGAGTTGTGAAGCTTGATTCGCGCCAAAGCACATTGTTACCTGGAACAGCCGTGATCCGTCCATTGTTAAGTGCAATAAAATGGTGTGACTTGGTTTGGCTTGGAGACATAGAGAACCCATCTCCGTAAGGCTCGGCTGTGAATATATAGCGACCAACTTCCCAAGTCTTTTTGTTGGCAATCCAAACCTTACAAGACAAGCCCATAAGATAGTCGTACTCGATTGTCGTAAAGTTCCATCCAAAACAATCCCAGCGTTGGGCATCGTTAATGTCCCAATCCATAATTGCAATCTCGCCGTGAGCCAGAGCGTGCAATGGTAAGCCTCGGTACAGCGCACCGCACTTGAGCATTATTGTGCAACCCCAAGCTCGTCCAGGTATGGCTGTCAGTCCAAACCACACAGCGTCCTCTATGCCTTGCTTCTGGCCGTCAGATACAAACTCCATATCGCACTTGACGTACAAATGGCGAGGCAGATTGGCAGCGTGGGTCATTTCCAGCTAGGTCCAGTTAACCAAGCCACCAACACCCAGCGCGTACCCCAGATAGGCGCACGCGCACGATGCTCGATGTAGGAGGGGAACCAGCAACCCGCCCCTTGATCCCTAATAAACCTAGCGTTCTCTAAGTCGGCTTTAACTTGCAAGCCACCGCCAAGGTACTCGCTTGGGTCAGATAGATTGACCACCATCGTCATCTTGCGATCTGATCCAGTAAACGTATCGTAGTGCCACCAAAACTGCTGGAGTGGATTGTACTTTAGAATCTGCAACTGCTGCACGCCTGTAATATCGAATCGGTAATGCTCGGCGTTTACGGCCATAGTCAATTCGTTTACGATTGAGTAAAGCCACTTGTAGTGCGGAGCCATCGGAACCCAGCAAGACGAGCAGCTACGCGCAAACGATCTCCTAGTCGTGCCATCCTTCTTCATCACAGTTGCACGCTTCATCCCGATCACCTCTGCATCTTGGCGTAGCATCATGCACTGCGTTGGTGTCAACACATAGCGGTCTACGGCAGCCGTTAAAACCTTCTGCTTAAACTCGCTCATTTGACTTCCTCGCAAAGTTCCAGCAATGCCTTGTTTAATGCGTACTCAAAGCAAGCCGTCTTGTCTTTCAGAATGTGTTGCTTGCCAGCTTCGACTAGGGCTTCGTAAAGATCATCGTCCACATCGACAAGAATCTTGACGGCCTCATACTCCTCAACCTTAACCACCTTAATACTTTTGCCTTTTCTTTTCCTCATAGATCCAGTTCCTTTCTTATGTAATCAATCAGCTTTAAGATGATAAAGCCAGCGCAGTAGATTATCGAAAGAATCAGCCAACTGTAAAGAATAAACCAACTGATTACCCACAAGATGTCTTTAAGCTCCAGTAGGCAAAGCATAGTCATTCTCCTGTAGTTTGCGCAGTAACGTCCGATTGTCGATCCTTACTCCGCTGGCTCTGCACCACCAGCCAACCGTGCCATTCTTAAAATCTCGCAGTAGCTTCTGCACCTCATGGGAGTTCTTGTACTCCAGCGCATCGTTGAGTGGCACGCCCTGGTGATCCTTAATTATCTTCATGCCCTTAACCATCCCTCGCTTGCGTAGCATCCGCAGATCACGGATGGCTTGCAGCGCAACCTCTCCAGCCAACTGCTGCAACCTCTCGTCATAATCACCACGACAAAGGTGCGTGGACCTCACCTACCCAACCCCACCAGCTTCGCTTCGTCTTCTTTAATCTGGTTAGCTAACTTAACCAGATCGTTTGATTGCCCTGCGTAATGGATAATCATTGCGTCCTTGTAGCGGTCTAACCCAAAGTGCGACTCCACACTCGTCATGCAATTAAAAGATGGGTCAAGCTCGGTTAGAGGAATGTTCCATAAGTGCGCCATCACGTTGAGCCAGGTCTGCTCGGCGAAGTGATTAGGGTGCAGGCCGATTGGGGGCATCGATAAGATACCCACGGCCTTAGTGTGAACTACGAACACTCCAGTGTTGACATAGAACTTAGGCTCAATCATCCCGCCGAAAGCACCAGCCAGCTTAACCATCTCTGGCTTGCGATCCAGATAAGCTCCTTCGTCAAAGGCGCAGAACACCCCAGCGTCATCGGAAAGCTTGGGGCAATCGGCTGTAATCAAAACATCAGCGTCAACGAATGTCACTTGGTCATAGCCCTTAGTGGCCATGATGTTTCCGATAGCAGACTTAGAATACTGCATCGGATGGGTTAGGGGTTTGTCGATTAGAATGAAGTCGCAGTTGTGACGCTTGCAGTACGCCTCCATGCGTGGCCTAGTCAAATCCAGAATCTTTTGCCAGTCCTCACCAAACGATTGTGTTACCATTGCTTGTTTCATTTTTTGCCCCTTCCGCTAGGTTTAACTTCTTTCCATACATCAAACTTGTCATCCAGTTCTACCGACCAAAGCATCAGCGTCTTGTATAGTCCGTATCCAAGACCCGTACGTAAAAGCGTACGACTTATTATGTCACCCAAAAAGTAGAGCAGCCATGACAGAGCCAGCTTCATTTGTCGCTACAATCGTAGTCTTCCCAGGTGACGCTCCTGCACCCCTTGATCGCCTCGTCCCTAGAATCAAAGGTATCATAGTGCGACCAATCCTCTTCTCTGCCTTCGCCAGACTCGTCAATGTAAACCGCCCACTCTGGCTTGCCGTCATCATCAAACTCTTTTTTAATCCACATCATAATCTTGGTACTTCCTTTTTGATTTGTGCTAACACGAATAATGTTCTTACCAGCGCACGCTCCAAGTGGTCAACACTTGTCTCGCCGTTATTATCAGGACAAGGCGTGGATTTGTGTAATTGCATCTGCGCTGTGGCCAAGTGCCGCACGGCTCTGGCGATATGGTAATCGTGAGTCGGCCTATCTTTCTCCAGCCAATCTCCGTAGGCAGACTTGTCTGATCCCTTGCCCATAACCCGCCAGATTATCTCTCCAGCAGCATCCCCCATCTCGGCTATGCTCGGCGCAGTCATTTGGCAAGACTCCTATAAACTTGGTCCAGCAATTCCTCTAGCCACAGTACGTCAGCAGGGTCGATCATAGCTTCATACCAGGAGGCGTGTAACCCTTAACCCAAGCCCATACTTTCTGCATAGCACAGAAAGCAATGCCAGCTTGGTAGAGTTCGTCTTCGTCCCACACCTTCGTTGTCAGCTTGGTAGCATCATTTGATGCTAGGACTACCGACACGCAGGCGCATTGGGGGTTCTCGCTTGCGGCTCGGTATGCCCAAAGCTGGGCGCAATCTGTATCGTAGAATGGATCGTACTTAGGGTTTACCTTGCGATTCTTCAAGTCGATCATTGCGTCACCAACACCCTTCAGCCTTACATAAGCATCGGATCTTCCAGCGTAACCAGCACCGACCAAACCTTTTTCGCACCAGTAGGTTTTCTCGATGTTTGCATCGGACCACTTCTTAAAGGTTTCGATATACGGAGCAAGTGTTTCATCTGTGGATACGGCTCTTCCCAAGAGGATGTTCTCCATGCATTCATGCATTTTTGTGCCGTGCTCCGCTGCTTTGGTTGTGGACTCTTTGCTGTCCTTAACGACTCTGCGTGCGTAGGTTTCGAGCGTTTCATCTTCCTCCTTCGGAAGCGTGAGCGAGGACATAATGGCCTGCTCTATCTTCCAAGCCGTCAATTGCGGCTTATCCATAATGCCAAGCACGCTGGTTACGGATGGGTACAATCCCATCTGGCGCGCATCGGCTACGGTTGTGTTTCTTTCTTTTCCGTTCTTGCCAATCACAACGTGGGCGGATTCACCCTCGGCTGTGTACCAATGTCCCGCCTGGTCAGTAGCGACCAGACGGGAATTGGTAGGCTCTTTCGCTGTGATTGTAAGAGCCATTACAATTAGAACGGCACTTGGTTTCCGTCTGCGTCCACCTCGACCTTAGTGGCCGTGGACTTACCAGCAGCGGTAGCAAACTCCTTGGAAGCGCGGATCTTCTCCTGCAACCAATCGGGCATATCGTTGAACTGCCCAGCCTCACCCTGCTCGATCTCGTAGTACAACTGATCGTTGGTGGTGGTAGCTGGTGCTTTCATGCCCTTGGGGAGTTTGGATGCACCCGCAATGGCGCAATACTGCCTGCCCTGCTGGCTGGTCTTGTGGATGAGCGTGAGCATGGCTGGCTTGCCAAGAAGGTTCTTCAAGCTGAACGCTTGTAGTTCCTTGGAGGTAAAGGTCTGGCCTCTCCACTGCTCAAGCAGTTTCCGCAAGCTGGCTTTCTCGCCAAGACTGCGGGTCTGCTCGATGGATACCACCATGGGCTTGCTGACCTTGGTTACTTTACCCTTCTCCTCCACCTCAAACTCGTCCAACTGATCGGGCAACTCGAAGGTCAAGCGGACTTTAGGTGACCACTTCTCTTGGTTATCCCAATTGGTTTTCTGGTGGCCTAGATCGACTAGGCTGTAAAGAACGCCTACAGTAGCTCCCGCTTCTGGTAGTTTGCGTTCTTGTTTTGCTGACTCGCTGATTGTTAGTGCCATGTTATTTCTCCTTTATTTATTTATTTGGGTTTGTTGTTGTTGGGGTAAGTTCGTCAAAGGCTGGTGACTTAACGTAAAAGCCCTGCGCGATGGTTGCGGTCTTTGCATACTCGATAGTCACATTGGCGGGTGCAATCTGTCGAGCTAATTCACACACGCTGTCTGCGGTTAAAATAACAAGCCACTCTTTGCGCCCATTCCTGCGGAAGAATACTGCTGGGATCTTGCCCGCTGGACAATCCCGCTTGGATTGCTCTATCCACTCTTCGGGTTTGAGTGCTTGGCAACGCTTGCCTTCAATATGAAATGGAAAATTCTCGCAGACCACATCCCCGCTACCACCCTCTGGATTGCCTGCGTACTGCTGGGTGCGTCTTGCCTTCTGCCAGCCCTGTTCGCGCAGATAATTGGCTAACTCTCTCTCGCCCGCTGCGCCTTTAGCCCTACTGTTGATCTTGCCCATGGGTTGTGTCTAGCCAACCTCCCACCGCAAGGTCGAGCGTATATTTAATTACGCCAAGTCTTATTAGCGTGGCTAATGTCCCTATTAAATTTGTTAATCATTGCTCTTATGGTCAGCTTCTCAACAATCTCTTGGTTTGCCTTAATCCACGCCACAGCCTCATCGTAGGACTTTGCATCCTGCAATCCATCCTCAAACTGATCCCACGCTTCTTTGTCGTTCATAGGTTCTGGAATACCCGCCAACTCTGCCCTGTCGATGGGCAAAGCTTAGTTGTTATGCTTTTGCACTTAGAGATTGGCAACAGCCAGAATAGGTCATCGTTCATGCCCCAGCAGGCAACGTAATCCACGCCACTGATAGCGCGCTTGGGGATATTAAATCCATTCCCGCTGCTGGTGCTGAAGCGATACTTGGTGCGTCCTGCCTCTACAGTTTGCGCGGTCTTAACTTGGATGCGGAAGAACTTATTATTCTTCTCAGCTACTACATCATAGCCAGAAAAATCCTCGTAAGGTAGCAACACCGAGTACCCGCACCGCAGCAACGCGCCAGTGACGCGAGCCACCCCAACTGCACCTATTTGTCGTGATGTTAATTTCATGCTTGACGGATCTGGGTTTGACCTAGAGACTTTTTCCTATGAAAGCAATAATAATGGCAACACTGATGGCGATGCTGATGGCATCGGGAATGGCGGAAGAACTTGATGATGTATCTGGTGGAGTTTATGATTCTGGCTCGGCTGTGTTTAGTGGTGGTAAAGGATTAGCAATTACACAGCACGGCTTGTTGGTTGAGGATGGGATTCTTACCCTAACTCCAAAAGGTATTATAGCTCGTTGCGGTGATGTTTATTATGGCAATGGTCAAATTATGACCAAAAGCAATTTCTTGTTTTATGGTTCACAAGGAATGAAGGTTCAAGACGGAAACTATTATGCTGGAAAGTCTGGTTCGACATATATATTTTCCAACAACGAGGAAGAATAATTAAGCCCTTCACGATACGCCATCTAGCTGTTTATTAACGCCAACCAAAGCTGGCGCAATTCTGGAAGACCAATCCAGTATCGGAGCTACCTTATCTTCGCTCTCTTTGACTCCCTTGTTTTCATATAAAAGATTCCAAGTTCTTTTTGCTTCTTCTGAATATCCTTCAGTACCCTTCTCGTATGGGGTGCTCTCAACATACGCCTTTAATTCATTTGGATCTTCAAACCTTCTTCCAGTAAGCTGATAAGTCTCCCTCTGTATCCTACCAAGACCATTTGCCAGTTCTTTTGGATCGGCCATATATTTATCAGATACATACTTATAATCTGCTTTTTCGCCACCAGATGAAGCCCCAACACCTCTTGAATATGGATGCCCGTACTCGTGCTCTAATGTGCTTCTAAAATTATCTGGATTTTGAAGCTCTCTTGTAACCGCTTCAACCGAATTGTATCCATTGTCAATAGCCCATTGTTGCGCTTCCTTGAAATTATACTTAACAGAATTTTCCCAGCCCTGTAATCTTTTCTGCGCATCTTCTTGGTTAAATATCGTTATTGCCTTTTTTTCTGCATCATATTGAGGCTCATAATCACCAGATTTATATGGTATTTTTTCGTATATTTTATTATAGTCTATACCTCTACCAATTTTATTAACACCAGACTCTTGAGAGTACGACTTTGCCTTTTCGACCTCACTCTTTAATTTGCCAGCATAATACTTTTTATTTATGATCCCAGCCAAATTGGCCGTTCCAGATGATTCGTATTGTTTTTCCATTTTACCCGCCACCAAATATTGCCAATCTATTTCTGATCCTAGACTCTAATCCTGCAATAAACTTCTTACGTTCTGGATTCTCTGATGCCCTGCGGTACTCATCGTCTAGTTGAGCCTTGCTTGCTTCGCGCATAAGTGATCTTGGCTCAACTTGATTGATCGCGGCTAGTGTTTTAGGACCAAACCCGCCATCTACTGCCACCTTCTGACCAAGAGCGTTTAGTCCTTGCTGGATGTACTTCGTTGCACCGCCCAGCCCACGATTAAACGCGAGATCCTGCGTGAACGGTTGGAGTGCTTGGGGGAGTTTTTCAACGAGTGGAGAGGTATATCCTTGGATGTACTCTGCCGCAGCCTTCGCTCTTTCTTGCGCTGGCAACGCCGAGATGACTTGGAACGCTTCGGGGTGGTATCTATCATTGATTCCAGCTACCTCATATTTTCCACCCATATCTCCAGATGGCAACTTGTAAACCATTGGATAACCTTGTGCATCTTTTCTGGCTTCCCAATCTACTGTTTGCATCGGCAATGGAAGCTGGCCTTGTTCTTGTGGCGTAGTTACTGGTCTTGCGTATTCACTCATAGGTTCAATGCTTGGTACTTGTTGTTGTTGTGGTGGTGGCGCGGCTACAGTTTGATCTAGCTCTCTGCGAATTGAGTCATCGCGCATTCTTGATTCTAAACCAGTTTGGCGAGAGACTGATCCGCTAATGTCAAAACGCGCCATTATCGTGAAATCCTCTTAGCAATTTCCTCTTTCTTTAGCTGTGCTGCAATTTCAGCAAGGTCTTCATCTTTATCATTTTTTGCGATGGCGGTTAAGTTTGATATGGCCGCAGGAATTGCGCTTGTTGGTATTTCTGAATTTCTAGCAAGCCAACTAACAAATTTTGGATTTATAAAGGCTCGTCCAAGCGCATTGCCTCCAAGAGCAACCGCTGCAATTCCAGTAACAATCCCGTATTTTCCAGCCCCAAGAGATCCAGCGGTAGCAAGATAGGTCATAGTCTGCGTTCCCCCAACAGCAGTTCCAGATGGGTTTGCAAGCACCCTTGAGCCTTCTCTAATCTTAGCAGCAGTTTCTGCAATTTTCTGCATATCACGCTGGTACTTGTCTCCAAATCTTCCAAATAACGTAGTCCTTGCTTCTGGGCTCAGCCTATTCCAATTGGTTAGGAATCTTTCAGTGCTGAAAATATCTCCAGCTTCATCTTGCTGTCCTGGTAATGCTCTTCCCATTCTTGATATAAACGAAGATGCAACCGCCTTTTGTTCTGGTTCGGGTATGCTCTGCATTACAGTGCGCAATCTGGTTGCCCCTATATCTGAACCCTCAAATGCTGCTCTAAAAATCTTTTCTGGCTCATTCTTGTTTATGAAGCTTTGGAGCTTTTCCATTCTTGAATGTAATGCACGGGTATATTTATTTGCCCTATTGAACGCATTTGCGGCTTTAGGACCAGCTTCTTCTGCTGCCGACCTCAAGTCTTCAGTTATCGCACCATAAATCTTTTTATACTGCCCCTGCGAAATGGTTGACATCAACTGAACCGAGCTAAGTTTCTCGCCAATCTTAGAACGCAATCCCTTTAGAGCCGAAAACGGAATGTCTCCCTCTGCGTTCAACAAGTCAGCCTCTAAGTCACCCTTGAGCGCGCCTATTTCTTGACTCATTATAAGTTGATTTCTTGATAATGCTGGCGCGCCTTCAATTGGCCTTGAAAGCTGTTCAAGTGCGGAATATGTGTTGCTCGCCTTTACTGGCTTAACTTTTGGTATGACTGTATCTAAATTATTGTATAATCCGCTTTCAACTGATCTTGCTCTTGGAAGAAACACATCCTCAACGCCTCTCTGGATTCCAGCACCAGCAATAGTGGGTTCTTTTACTCTTGATAATTCTTCAGCAATTTGTTTTGTTCTAGCACCTATTTCTGCTTGCTGGCTTATGGCTTTTCCTCTCATCATAGAAACAGAGCCTGGAAGCCTTCCAATCGTTGTCTCAAGACCTTGTATCACACCGCTACCAGTTGCCTGCCCAGCAGATGGCGTTGTTCCAGCAGCCGCAAAAGACTCGATATTTCTGCGTATTTCTTCTTGGCTTGCCCTTGCTCTACCAAGCTGACGCAATGATGCCTCGCCAAGAGGTCCAGCAGTTGGGATAATAGCACCAGCCAATCCAGCAGCCGCTTGTCCTACTGGACCTGCTCCAGCCTGCTCTGCAAGGCTAGATCCTATTGCGCTAGTAACTCCAGATGCAGCCTGCATAGCTGGGCGTTCGGTTAAAACTTGACCAACTCCACGCAATACTGGCGAGACAGCTTGCGTTGCCAATTTTCCAGCAGCCATTCCACCGCCCATTCCAGTAGTTGCCTCAATAATATTAGAGCGCATCCTTTCGCCAGCAGTTACTGGACGAGGCAATCCAATGTCTGTCTTTATTTCATCAAGAAGTTCGCCAAGAGGCTTTCCTTGCCCAGTTAATGAAGAATATACCCTAGATCCAATGTCTGTAAGAAGACCAGCCGTAGCACCAACGGCTGCACCTGGGATCGCTCCAACCCCACCAAGCGTTGCTCCAATTCCAGCACCAGTAGCAGCACCAACTGTGATTGGGTTAATTGCTGCTCTTGCAGTAAGACCAGTTTCCCTTGCTAAAGCCTCACCAACTCCTTGTGGCTGTACAGCAGATTTAGCCTCAGAATAGTCGCTGATTACTTGTTCAGCTATTCTGTCTTGTTCTGCCTCGGAGAGATTGTCGGGGACTTCAATCTTCCCTATATTCTCAATCTCAATGAAGGCCATTACTTAACTCGTATTACTTTTCCAGTTGCTGGATCAGTTGTATATTTACCAACCACTCCAGTTGCTCCTTGAGCAGCTTGCCCTGGTTGAGCAACGCCAGCATCAGATCCTTTCCCAATTTGAAGAGATTTGGGAATTTCAAATCCAGCCTCTTGATATGCCTGCAATTTATCCAAATATTCCCTCTTACGCTGGGCTGTAAATAATTCAAGTCTTTGCTTATAATCTCCAGTATATGGATCTCCAATTTCTTGTAAAAATCTTTTTGCCTCTTCATCTGTTACTTGCGCGCCAGACCTTGCTTTTAATATTTGATCTCTAACTCCAGCATACGCTTGATTCATTGTCGTGAAGTCTGGACTCATTCCAAAATAAGATTTCCCAGCCTCAATGCGACCAGAAACTGGACCGTAAAGATTTTCGTTGGTTGTCTCAAGTGCTTTTGACCCTAACTCAACAAGATTCTTGTATTCAACAAGATCATCTGCTTGTTTGATTGGAAGCTTCTTAAAATTATCTTTAGCGTTTTTGAATTGCAAATCACGCATTGTTCTGTAGGCATCGGCATTATATTTGTCACCAACTTGATCGTATTGATCTATCTGCTGATTTATTGCAGCTAATCTTTGTGCGCCCATTTGTGTTCTGCGAGTCATTAGGTCATTTACTTGATCCTCTGGAACTACTGTTGGCACAGCCCCAACTCCCTCAACTTGTCTTGTTCCGCCAAGTTCACCAGCCCTAGCGTAAGCAGCAGCCTTTTGCCCAATTGTTGCGTTTTGATCTTGCAAGACTTGCAATGAAGCATCTATGGCCTCACCACGTTTAATCGGATCTTCTTTGTCTATTGCCAATTGCACAAGCCTTGACCTTAATGCTCGCTCTTGGGCTTCTGACTCACGAAGCTTCCTTGTTTCTGGTCCTTCAATGTTAAAACTTAGTCCCATATTTATCTCCTATCTGCTAAACGAAAAGCTTGGAATAAATCCACTAATACCAGAAGCAATTGCTCCGAAGTTCTGCGCCCCACTCGGCTGCCTAGAAATCGCACCAACCTGCGCGCCGTAGGTGCTTCCAAGATAATTAGCCTGCGATCCGTATAAGCTTGTAAACGCATTTTGCAATGCAACAGGAATCTCTGGATTGGTTGTCTGATAGAAGTTAGCAGCCGTAGAGGGCTGTTGATTAAACCCACCAGGCAAGGCTTGATTAGCTTGGATATACTGCTGCATCGCGCTCTGCTGTTGACCCGTGCGTGCCGCTGCGAGGTTTGCAATGGAAGGTCCGCCACCAATGAAGTTAGCGGCTGCACCCAGCCTGTTTTGACGCAATGCGTCACGGAATGCTATGTCAGCTTTGAGCGCATCACCAGTTGACAAGCCAGACCCAAGGAAGCTCTGCGCAGCACCATAGCGCGCCAGCTTGCGTTGCTCGCCAGCAGCACCAATCTGTGCTGCCTCCTGCACTGCTGGTCCAATTCCAAAGATGTTTCCGCGCGCTGTCTGTGCTGCTCTTGCTGCCTGCTCGTATCCACGCCGTTCTTCTGCACCAATAGTCGATCCAAGGCGGAGTTGATTCAGAGCCTCGTCCTCGATGGTCTTACGGATTTGCTCAGTCTCTGGCGTGGTTGTTGCACCAATTGGCTCAGTAGCCATCTGGCGATACTGCTGACCCAAGCCAACCGCAGTGCGGTAGGAATCGGGATCAATCTGGAAAAGCTGTTGTGAAGCACGCTCTTCGGGTAGCTGAACAAAGGATCTAAACGATGTGATCTCCTTTAGCCCTTCGGGGCTATCCATCGTGATAGGCGTGAAATTCTTTTGCATATCCTGCGCGCCAGTAACTGCGCTAGTTACGCTCTTTAAGTCATCGTTGAGTTGTTTGATGAATACCTCTGAAGAAGTGCGCCTAGCATCGCCAGCGGGAAGATCGGCAAGAAGCTTGTTGGCCGTGTTGAGCCTTTCGGTAATCCCAGCAATCTGAGCATTACCGCGATCAATCACGCTGTTTAAGCGGGATAGCTTTGAGTTATTATAATCGTCAACGATCTGTTGATCGGATACTTGGAAGTTAAGTCTTGATCCAAGATCAGATGATCCGTAATTGCGTGCAGCGGAAAGTTGTGACAAGGCTTGGTTAAACTCTGGACCAGCGTTAGGATTTTGCATTCCACCTCCACCAGCAGTCAATGCTTGAATCTGAGCAGCAAGAGAGTTGCGGGTGTTTTCTTGGCTTGTGACATCGGCCAGCCGCTTTTCGTAGCTACTCTGAAGATTTGAAATCTTTTGTTCCTGCAATTGGAACATTGCATCCCTATAGCTATTTTCCTCTGCTTTTCTTATATCAGCTATTGCGCCGTCTTTTTGCGTTGTTAATGCTCCAGGTGCATTGCTATTCGTTTGAACGTATGTGCTAATTTGTCTTGATTTTAATTGACCATCCTCAACGTAATACTGAGTTGATGGTATATTGCCTCTAAAATCTGCCATATTACGCCTTTAACTCTGGGCTGCCAATGTTCGTGCCAATCGTGCCATAGAAATCAACTGGCCCTGGCTGGCGGTTAAACGCTACATTTTGCTCAACTGAGGCATAGGGCGATGTGCCGTAAAGACGCTCGAACTGGCGGGTCATCTGATCGCCTAATCCACGATTCAAGGCATACGCTTGTGGGCTAGTCTCATATTGCCTGCGGAGAGATTCTAGGGTGCGTTGCGGTCCGTACTGCCGTTCCAATTGCATCCCAGCCTGCACGCCTGATTGCTGGTCTAGGGCTGATAGTTGGCGTTCCAAACCACGCTGGGCTGGTAGATATTGAATGCGAAGTTTGTTTTCTAGCGCGGCCATAGCTGGAGCTTTCTCAATATAAGTATCAATATTCTTCTTATACGCATCCGCATTGGCCTGCGCAACCGCTGCTGGATCGGGCGGAGGGGGCGGTGAAGGAATAGAAGGTGATCCACCCACGGTGTTAAACCCTAGCCTTTCGCATAAATGTCATATAGTCGTAACTCCTTGGTTTGCCAGAACGATTAAAGGTGATCCGCTTGCGAGGACCGAAACGCTCCCAAAGGAGCAACAGCAAGCAACGTAGAGATTTACCACCCTTTGAGGAGATCGTCAAGTCAACAAAGACATTCTCACCATCTTCGCTATGCACATAATGGTCAGCCCTTTGACCATCCTTGACGCACCTAGCCAAAGCCACCCCAGCAATCCCATCCTTATCCTCAACCACGCCTACCATCCCCTGCTTCTCAAACCAGCCGTACCACTCAGCCAAGTTAGTCCACATGGACTCGGGCACGCCACTCTCCTCTATATACTCTAGCGCGGTCATAGGGTCTTCTGTATCTCAATTGTGTCGGGGTTGGCTGCTGCCATGATCTGGCGAATAGCCATCTTGTTTGCTGAACTGGAAATCTTGATATTGATTAAACGCCACTTCTCGTACTTGCGAAGGTCGCTGGCAAGCTTCTTCTTGACCGAGGACGGAAGGACGGCTGGCAGTGTGAATGGCAGGGTTAGGGTTGAGCTTGCTATGTTTATATTGGGAGCAACGCTGACATCCCCGACATCAATGTCACGCTGGATAAATACGTTCGCATCGCTTGAGAATGAGTTATCAAATACAATCTCGAAGTGACTGCCATATTTTAGGGAAAAAGGATCGCCAAAGTTAAAGTCTTTGGTTCTTACGAAGGACTCATAAGATGTTCCAGAATCAACGTAATCAGATGAAGTAGTTCCAGCAGGACTCTTAAACCCAGCGTACTTACTAATAAGTCCTGTTGTATTTTTCAGCATCAACCTTGAGCCTTCGGCGTTGAAATTGGTTAAGGCAAACTGCATTACCTTGGGAGTCCAAGTCCCCTCAAACGCCCCTAGCGCGGTGTTGTACACTAGCAAAGTATCGTTGGTATCATTGGCCTCAGTAGGGATCGCCAGAAAGTATCTATTGTCGTAATACATGGCGGTAGATACTGCGATAGCCTGCGTGTTGATGCTTTGGATAACGTCTTTCACTATCTCGGAAATGGGTATTCCAACTGAGCTAAAATCATCCGCTACAGACCGAACAAGCGATCTAATACCGTTGTCGGACAAGAACAATATATCGCTACTCACTTGAACCGCAGTGCCAGTTGCAACACACCCTGTATTATTGGATATGATGGACACAATCCAATCTGCTGCTGTGGTTGCATCACTTGGCACATCCACTTGGAATACCCTGCGCTTCTTGAATACGATGATCCTATTCTTGTAGTACGGCACGATTGCGGTTATCTCGTCACCATCATCGCCATTGACAACAATGCTGTTGGTCGCATCCCATATTGAAGGATCTAATATGTCCGAGGCGTAAAGCGTGTTTCGGTTAGCCCCAGAACCAACTGCAAACAACCTATTCTCCGTGTTAATCAAGAGCCTCAAGCCCTGTGGAGGCGGGCTGACGGTAGCTGTGGCAGTCGCGCCTGACCCATTGCCAACGATTGTGATTGTAGGTGCTGCCAAATAACCAGAACCACCATCAACAACAGTCACGCCTGTTACCGCACCACCAGCAACTGTTGTAATAAATGTTGGCACTGTCCCGCCCAAATTAGGTCCAGTAGCAATTGCCGTTGCGCTGGTGTATCCACTTCCAGCGGTAGTGACTGTTACGGCGCGAACCTTCCCACCTTGCCTTGTAATAATGCTACCATCCCAATAATGAAAGTCTCCGTCAGCATCGGCTAGGTACATCTTGTCGTTAAACTGAGCCATCGACACTTCGGTTGTGCTGAGGACTGAATAACCACTAGCCCATTGTTGGGAGTAAGAGTTCCATGCGCTTGTTGATTGGCTCCAGGTAGCATCAATTGGGTGCATGGTGGCAGTGCCATTTGAATCAATGCTAAAGAACCTTCCGTTGGTTACAGTCAGCAACTGCTCGTTGGCAGCAGTCTCGTAGTAACGCATCCCGCCCACAGAACCGACCGCGCTGGTAGCAGTAGTGCAAAAGTTTGTTGTACCAACGCGAGTTTCAAGATTGCCCTTTGGAGAAAGGGTCATGTTGGACAACTGCTGTACTTGGTTCTCGGATAGTAAGTCAGATTGCAGGCCGCTGGCTTGACCGCCTAAAAAGCTTCTAATGCCGTCAAAAGCCAAGAGATCGTCTAGGTTATTGTCGTAGTAAGGCATGACTGCCTCCCTTTAAGCTGAGAACATTTCTTCTATGGTTAGCTCGCCCAAACTTTGCGGAGTGATCTGCTTGATGCCGCCAACCTGGCTCAACTCGTAGTTAGCCATAGCTGCAAGATCAGAGTTAGCAGTCTGCGTGATGGCTTGCGCCTTGGCATACTGCCGTTCACGCTCAAGCGCATCAGAATGAGTCAAGGCTAAAACCAAGTGATGAACGTGGGGTAGGCGAAGTTCGTCATTTAAGGCGGAACTAGATGGAGGAAAGTCAACGATGTAGTTTGTTCTGGTAAGACACTTTAGTTTTTCGACAACACGCAATGGGATTGTGCCAGATGTAGCAAGCCTTGGGTAAAGATTTAGCTCCGCAACGCCACTGCTGTTTCTGCCTGTAAAGTGGTAGGTATCTGGATCGCCAGTCCGCGCATCGTCAAGCAAGCCTGGGTCCTGGCTGATGATCGTAGCTAGATCAATCGGATCAACCTCTGCATCGTTGTAAGCAACCGAGAGAGGTGTTTCTACATTGCTGCCAAGCGTGATTGTGCGGCTTGTGCCAACCGAATAGGTTGAGTTGGTAACAGTCTCACGCCAAGGGGCAAAGTCCCATACTCGGCGGTAAGCCAAGCTTGCAGCTTTCTGCAAGAAGGTAAGCGTATCGGCATCGGTCTTGCCAACCTTCTCGCCTGCGTATTGGGCGATTTCAGTTAGGGTCATTTAGTTCGAGGAAATTAAACTAGGATCAATCTCAACTTCGTTTTCGTCAAAGTATTTAACTTCGCCAGTTGTGCAATTTGATTCAATTCTTGCTATCATAAATTATCCTTCGTACAAGACGTTGACAGATCCTGCATTTAATCCAGTAGCTGCAATTTGTACTCTGTCTAGTGTCCCGTTTAATGCTGTAGTTATAGTTCCGCCACCAAACACTGAGTTGCCTACGCTTTGCCTCCCAGTATGGTTTGCAACCCAAACATTAAGACCAGCGTGTGTAAGTTGCATTGTGCCAGAGTTTCTATTTGTGGAATCAAAATTTGCCCAAATAAACCCGTCCGTTGCGCTTACGCCAGCCGTATTGCCACCAGAATCAACAGTTATGCCGGTACTAACATAATTAGTAGTTCTAAGTCCACCAGAATCACCAATCTGAACATTTATATGTGCTACATTCCCACTTGTCCCAACATCATACAAAATCACGGTGACCCGCTTAGCCCAACTCGGTATGCCACTAAAAAGAATCGGGGTTGATGCGACTTGCCCTGACATAAGCGTCATCGGCTGCGACAACTTGGCTGGAGTAATTGATGCCGTGCCAATTGTCCCCGTTCCTTGCGTAATTGTAAAATCACCAATAAGAGTAGTAGAAAAATTACCAATCGTTCCAGTAGTGCTGTTAAGTGTAGCAATCGTGCCAGTAGTGTTGTTTAGTGTGCCAATCGTGCCAGTAGTGCTATTTAGCGTAACAATCGTTCCAGTAGTGCTGTTAAGCGTGGCAATCGTTCCAGTAGTGCTGTTAAGCGTAGCAATCGTTCCAGTTGTGCTGTTAAGCGTAGCAATCGTTCCAGTTGTGCTGTTAAGCGTAGCAATCGTTCCAGTTGTGCTGGCCAAGTTAGTGACTGTTCCGCTGGTAATCGTGGCCGCAGTCGAAGTCGTTGTTCCAGCGGTAAGGTTGGGGATTGTTCCAGTTGTAATCGTCGCGCTGGTGCTGACTGTCCTGTTGCCCGTAGCCGTGCCGTAGGTCAACGCACCAGAAAGGTTTAGGCCAGTATATGTTCCAACAGAAAGAGCATCGTCAAACAGATTCTGAACTGTTGCACGCCTAGGCGCGCCTGTATCAGAAACACCGCCAACAGCAATCAGAAGCTGGTCGGCAGTTCCTACTGTTGTTAATTCGGTCTGGGTTGTGATTAAGCCAGCGTAGATACCAGTATCATCAATAAGGTTATGCAGGCCAGCAGCAGTAACAGTGCCGTTAGTGGCAAATGTTTGGGTTCTATTTAGAATTGTTGCCATAAATTAAGCCGTAAACCTCATTGCGGTTGCGAAGATTGTTCCTGCTGGAACTGTGCCTGCGGTTGATCCCTTGCTAATTACAGCATACCTAACAACATTTGAAGCGACTGGATAAAAATTTGTCATAATCTGCACTGTTCCAGTTGTAGATCCAAGTGAATCAATTGATCCAATAACTATGTCACCAAGAGCCGCGCCTGTTAGGGCAAATGTTCCTGTGGTTGTATCCGCAAGGTTATGTGGCTGAACAGTAGAAAGTGTAAACGCTGCTGTTCCGTAGCTAACAGCAGTAAGTCTTGGACCAGATGCGCCAACCTTCAGCGTGCCAACTGTTGCTGTGTTCGTTACTGCAAGCGTGCCAATCGTGGAGGTGTTGACGGATTCAGTGCCAATCGTAGCCGTGCCAGTAGTGGCAGAAATACTAGAGCTAAAGGTGGCTGCGCCAGTAACCGAAAGAGAGCCTGTGCTGCTCACGCCTCCTGTGGATAGCTGAAGCGCGGAGGATACATTATTGCCATCCGTGATGGTCTGGATCGTGCCGTCTACGCCAGTAAGACCGCTAGTCTTAATTAGCTGGACGTAACTGGTAGAAATGTTCTGTGTTCCAAGTGTGGGCATTTAATCTCCTAGTTGGCGAAGCGGTTTTTGAGGACATCCCAAGCCATTGAGCAGGCCAGCCCAACGACTCCAGCTACAGCCAGAACCTTCGTCCGCAGGTGTTCTAGCGCACCTAATCTATTAG